TAGCGCTGGAGACCCTGGGACAGGTAGGGTCGGAGATATAAGAAGATTTCGGTCTAAAGAATTCATCAATGGGAGCACAAAAACGTGGCTGTACCTTGAATGGCGCTTGGAAAAGAAAAGAAACGAGGTGGGTTTTTACGCACGTCAACTCAATGGTGAGCGTTTCGGTTGGAAATTTGTATCAGTAAAAGTTCTCGGCAGTGGTGGTGGTTTTACGAATAACAGTGAACTTGAAATCAAGCGTGGATCCGAGGCAACTAATGTTTTAACAGGGCAAACTGATTACCAAGATACAAACCCCTATGTTGCCAATCATCCAGACGGGAATCTGCGATATTCAGGGGCAATTTTTCAAGTTAATGCAACGACCGAAGATGTCGTCTTGCCTGCAAGGTCGCAGTCTTACCTTTACGATCTTTTTGGTGATACCGCTGGCTTTGCAGACGGTGAGACAAAAACAATTACGAAGATCCTTACTAAAGGAAGCAAGAGCATAAAAGCTGATTTAACAGTAACTGCAAGAACTTTTACGGAGAGCGTGGTCGGTAATCTTAGGGGATGGACAATCCCTAAGCTGACGAAGATATACCAAGATGCAAATACAACAAAGGATTGGAACGTAGGTGATCGCATCAAAGATAGAAGAACAATATCAACTGATAATCCGTTTTACACCGTCTACGACGATCCTGGACAAGAGTGGGAGATTGGCGAAGTGACTGTAATTACGCAGCCATCTGTTATAGATGCAGAGCTGTTTTTTGCCCAGCAAACTCAAATCACTGACATTAGCCAATATCGTGAATACGTTGATAAATCAAACAGTGACAGCCCTGAGCATGAAATCGTTTACGTCAATGAAATACAAAGAAATGAATTTAAGGTCAATATGAATGACCTGACGTTGGCTGGGTTGTCGCTAAAAGCAAGTCGTAATTTTACGAGCTTAGATCAAATGCGTTGTTGGTTGTCTAGTGGGATGAATGTTGAGCGATTACATCCTCGCCCTAATGACGCTTACGGGGATACAAATGCTATCGGACCAAGCAATTTATTTACTGATCTTGTTTACTTTTTGTTTACTGATCAACTTTCTGGTGCAGGTGGATTGCTCGCAATGAATTCTGGCGACCCTTACCTCGTCGACAAGGATGAACTGATAAAAACGTCACGCTTCTTAGAGAAGCAAAAGCTATTTTTTAATGGCCCGATTGTAGAGCGAACAAACCTCTCTCAATATATTACAAGTATTGCGCCTTACTTCTTATGTAATTTCATAATTACTGATGGTAAGTTCTCGTTAAAACCGGCAGTGCCTGTAAGAACTGGCGGTGACATCAATGATCGCGCAGTGCCCATTGATCAACTCTTTACGTCAGGAAACATTTTAGAAGATACATTTAAGCTTGAGTACCTTGCCACTGAAGAGCGCAGGGTTTTTAAAGCTGTTATCCGTTACAGGCAAGAGCGTGCGAATAAGTTGCCTGAGGAACGCGCCATTACCATAAAAGGCACTGATGGCAGTGGTAATTATGCTGATCCTGGCGTAGATCTTTTGCCAGAAGAGCAATTTGATTTAACGCAATTTTGCACTTCTGAAGACCATGCAATCATGGCCGGAAAATATATGCTGGCACTACGCGCTTTTGTGACGCATACGATTAGTTTTTCAACAACCGCAGAAGGGCTGAACGTTAAAGCGGGATCGTACATAAAAGTAATCACAGAATCAAGTCCGTACAGCAGCGCTAACAACGGTACGATCAGCAGTTCTGGTGTCGTAACAAGCGTATCACCGCTAGAGGATGGTTTTTATCGTGTAGATTATTTCAAAACAGGTAAAGACGATATTGAGACGGGGCAGATGCAAGTTAGCAACGGCATCGTATCTGACTCAACATTCCATGATTCTGTATTTACGGTTAGAGTTGATTCAAACTCTGAGAATGTCTATATTGTTGAACAATTAACATTCTCGCAGGACGGCACGGTTGACATTGTGGCTTCTGAGCACCCTTGCGATACTGAAGGCAGGAGCAAAATTGTTAACTCTATTCTCAACAGTGGTTTCACGATCTTCTAATGAGCACGCCAACTTTCCCGACTGTAGATTCTGACGGCAATGCTCTGGTGCCATCAAGCCGGTCTTATGAGTCGGGCGATTTTCCTGTCAAGACCTACAAAGCCCAAAACGGCTCGGAAGTGAGAATACTGTATGGCAGCAATCGAACCAACATGAGATTATCGCTGACGTATGCAAATATCAAAGACGCTGATGCGGAGCAGTTTTTGGATCACTACATTGCCGTACAGGGCACATTCAAGACATTTAACCTTGGAAGGTTTAGCGATAGCCAAGGTTCAGCTCGTGGAGGTTGGGATGGTCGCCGTGATTCCTTGGGAGCCGAGACATCAGGGAATGCCTACCGATATGAAAAGGCTCCTCAGCTAGCACAGGTGCGACCTGGCATCAGCACTGTTACAGTAAACTTGATTGGAGTGCTCTGATGAGTTACTACACCGGCAGTAATGGCAGTCTGAATTTAGAAGGCGGAGAGATTGCTGCTGTTCAGAATTGGAGCATCAGCACATCGGTGTCGCTTTTAAGCGTTAGAACGTTAGCGGAAACAGATGATCGTTTTATTGCAAGTGGACGCAGTACAACAGGCAGTTGCAGGGTTTTGTATTATCAGGAGACGCCAGGACAAAAAGGCACCAATAACGCAAGTACATTTTTGAATAAGGTCATAAAGCAGCGAGATGGTAGTTTTAACCAAGGAGCCACACTTGATCAAGGCAATGAGCCTAACGAAAAAAGATCTTTGCTGCGGCTTAAGCTTGACGATGGTTCAACTGATGGACGATATATTCAACTGCGCATCATCATCACAAATGTATCAATGACAATGGCGGTTGGGGAAATTTTGGCTGCTGACATTACTTTTCAAGCGCATGGCGCTCCTGTTTTGGTTGACATCTAATGACTGTATATCTCGGGACATTCGGTTTAGTTGAGCTGAAGCGCGAGTTTAAAGACAACGCGCTATTTTCTGTTGTCAATGCTGACGACGTAAACGTGATCCGGAAACGCTTTAGCTTTGATTTCGAGCACGGCCAACTGTTGACTGGCGATCAAGTTGACATAAAAAGTACAGACGGCTCTGCGCTTAGTTTTATTTCTGGTTACACAAAAACAGCAGTAAAAAAGTTCATAAGTGTTGACGAACTAGATGGCATCCGTTTTTACAACTCCTTTGCCGATGCCGTAAATGGTGGCACTGCTAATGCTGTTGCACTTGCTACGCCAAGCGGAAATATCCCGATTGAAGTTACGGTAGAAAACACTGATGCAAGGATACTAGCAAGCGTGCAAAGCTATGAATTAAACACGCAAAGAGAATCAATTGATACAACAAGCCTGTCTGATCAATTTAGATCGCAAATTAGCGCATTGATGTCGGGGTCTGGCCGCATGGCTTGTGAATGGGATTATATTTCAGATGGCACAAAAGACATTCCACATTATCTCTTGCAACTGCTTTTGCGTACAAAAATTGGCAGCCAATTTAGGGCAAAATTTTATATCAAGCAAGAAAATTACAATCCTAGCGGCGTTGCGGCACAAGCAAACGATCAGCTTTGGTACGAATTCGATGGGGTTCTAACTGCTTGCGCAATGAATTTTGCTCCGGCATCGCTGGTGCAGTTTACGGCTGACTTCATTACGACAGGACCAATTGAGCTGCAAACAAGCTTGGCGCCTACAGATAACCTCTTGCAGGAAAACGACGATGAAATACTCTTGGATCAGGATGCAACAGCTAGACTGTTGCTCGAAAGCTCTGACATCTAAGCCTCTGGAGGCTGCTCACCAATGGCCGATCTAAAAATCAGTGAATTGAATGCCCTGTCAGGGGCGAACCTTGCATCTGCTGATGAGCTGGCCATTGTCGATGATTCGGCAAGTGAAACTAAAAAAATTACGGTTGAAAGTCTGATCGCAAATGGCGTTACGGTCATTAGTGATTCGACCATTCCTGGCGCAAAGATTCTGTTTGCTGCTGGAGACATCGCCACGGCTGCGCTGGCTGATTCAGCAATCACCACAGCAAAAATTGCAGATGACAATGTCACTGCTGCAAAGCTTGCAAATGAGTCAACCGTTGACCTTGTCACCACGCTGCCTGCGTCTGGAGCGTTTACGGGTCAACTTGCGTTGGATACTGACGACAATAAACTTTATTTGTGGAATGGCAGCTCATGGCTCAGCGTTGCTGCTGCAGGTTCTGTCAACACTGTCAGTGGTAGCACGACTGGTGAAGTCAACATCGTTTCAACGGTCAGCGGCGATACGGTAACGATCAGCGCAACGCTGGATGACACTACTGCTGCTGGTCAGTTCTTGGCTGGTCCAACGGGTTCTGCTGGTGTGGTTGGCTATCGAACCATTGATGGTGGTGATTTGCCTGTTGCGACGACTAGCGCAAAGGGTGGCGTGATTGTCAATGGTGAAGGTCTCCGCATGGATACCAACACGATTGAAGTTGATAATGATGTGACTTCGAGTTCAACGCATCACGTTGTTACATATAACGCCAAGGGGTTGGTGACTGGTGGGCGTATTATTGCGTCCTCAGACCTGCCAATTGCTACGACTTCTGCGCGTGGTGCCGTAATTGCCAGTGATGGGCTTGCTGTTGATGCTTCAGGCAATTTAAGCATTGATAACACTGTCACGAGCGGAACTTATACAAAAGTCACCGTAACTGCTCAGGGTGTGGTGTCTGCTGGTGAAACACTGACTGCCGATGATATCCCAAATCATTCTGCGGCAAAGCTGACATCCGGCACTATCGGCAGCAGTTTGATTGCGAATGGTGCGATCACAGCATCAAAGTTAGCTGATCAATCAACAGTCAAGTTTGGCGGTGCATTGGGTAGCGATAATGTAACAATTTTCCCTACTGGTGACTTTAAAGGCCAGATGTTCTGGGATGAAACATCTGAAGATCTTTATCTCTATTCGGGGTCAGCTTTTGTCCCGATCACGGTGCTGTCGGGTAACTTGGTGAATGCTGGCGCGTATGACGCAAGCACTAACACGATGAGCAGTGTGACAACTGCTGGTTCATCTGCTGGTTTCTCTGCTGGTGCAGCTTTACCTGCTCCGGCTCCTAGCAATTTGAACCACTACGTCGTTGTCGATACGAGTGGTACGGGATCTGGTGCTGCCCCTGCTGTTGCATTGGCTCCGCCTGACATGCTGTTGTCTCAGGGCGTTGGCACTGAATACGCATTGATTGACATTTCAAATGCAATCGCTGGTCAGACCGCAAGCAACATTTCATTTATTGCTAGCGGCAATATTGCAGCTACTGATGTGCAGGCTGCATTGCAGGAGGTTGATGGTGAAAAGCTGCAAAAATCTGGCGATACGATGACTGGTGCGTTGGGCATCGGTACTGCTTCCAGCATTGTTTTTGAAGGTTCAACTGCTGACGATTACGAAACAACGCTGACTGTCACCGACCCAACAGCAGATCGCACGATTACGTTCCCAGATGTTACCGGCAATGTCGTCACGACTGGTGATACCGGCACGGTGACCAGCACGATGATCACTGATGGTACGATCGTCAATGCTGACATCAATGCAAGTGCAGAAATTGCAGTCAGCAAGCTAGCTGATGGTGCTGCGCGTCAATTGCTGCAGACTGACGCTGCTGGAACTGGTGTTGAGTGGGCCAGCAACATTGATATTCCTGGAACGTTAGATGTAACGAGTGCAGCGACGTTCGATTCGACTGTTACTGCTACGGGTCTGATTACCGCAAACGGGAAGGTTAGTTTCCCCGCTGGTACGGCTGCAGCGCCAAGTTTGTATTCGGGCAGTGATACTGACACTGGTATTTATTCGCCAGGATCAGATCAGTTTGGGATT